CTTTGGAAGTTTTTTAGAAATTTTATTTTTTTCATAAAGATTCTTAAATTCTACATTACTTTTAAGATTAAGTTTTTTAAGATATTTTTTTGCCTCTTTAAAATTAAAGTATGTTCTTTTTTTAATATTTAGAAAATCATACCAATTTATGAAATCTTTATATTTCAAAGCAGGTTGTTTAGGAATGTTTAGAGGAAAATCTTTCTTTTTGGTATAAGAAAAAAATTCTTTTTGACTTTTAAATTTTTTTTTATGAATAATTTTTTTTGCTTCTTTGTAAGGCAAAAAAATTCGATCTTTATTTCTAATTCTATTTGTACCTAAAAAATCACCCCAATTTTTCCATTTTGAATGATATATCCTATCGGCTGAAACTGGTATGTCTTTAGGTAATTTTTCACTTTTACAAAAATTCCACCATTCTTTAAGGCCATTTAGTTGTAATTTTTGCACATAATCTTTTGCTTGTTCGTAAGGTCTCCAATTAATTCTAGCGATTTTATCCCAAACTTTTAATTGAATCGCTTTGCTAAACTTTTCTGGATTTATTTTGGTTAAAACATTAACTGTAATTTTTCCATCTACTGGTGATCCACCTCTTGGGACTTTTCCTTCAGTTATTGCTCTTAAATATTCTGCAATTCGTGTATCCTGTGTTGATAGTGCTCCAACAGTTGCAACTACTTCTTCAAATGCATTATCCTTTGCTGCTGTTTCTGGATCTTGATCTTCTGGAATTAATATTGGAATAAGAATGTAGCCAAATTTTTTACCAGGTGACAAACGTAAAGCCCGTCCTGCTGCTTGAACAATATCTACTTTAGATCTTTTTGGATCTGTAAAGCAAACGCAATCAATAGCTGGTAAATCAACACCTTCTGTTAAACATCTAGCATTGGTCATTAGTCCTTTGCTTTCAGCAAATAATCTCATTTGTGAACTTCTTTCCGATGTTGGCATACCTCCACTTACATGAAATGTTTTGAGTTTTTCATATTCAGGATAAATTTTAGTAATTAATTCTTGTTGTTCTTTAAAGTTTTGAGCTCGTCTAATTGATGAGTGAAACGATATAGCGTTAGTAATTTTTAATTTTTTAATAGCTTTTCGAAGAGCTAGTGCAGTTGCAAATTCTCTAGCCTTTATATCTTTAAGCTCTTTACCGACCTGGATAAATTTATTGTCATTATATAGTTCCTCAATTTCGCCTTCGGATACTCCAAAGGTAATAATTTTATAATCTGTAATTATGGAAGGATTTGAATTGATTGCATCTTTAAATGTTAGTTCATAAATAATATCCCCATAGTCCCTTGGATCGTCCATGGATAAATATTCCTCTTTATCTCCTCTAAATAATCTCTCCGTTGCCGTCATAAACAGACGATGTTTAATCTTAATATTTCTTTGGTGAATTAGATGCGCCATTGGTTTATCGCCATGACCAACCGTCTTATGAGCCTCATCCATGATGCCCAAATCAAATGTAAATCCTTTTGATCCAGCTGCTGTAACTTTACCTGATTGATAAGTTGTAAAAACAACTTTGATATTTTTTATTTTAGCCTTTAAGAATTTTTTAATTTCATTCTTATCCGTTGTAACTTCAATACCAAGATCATAGGTGTACGATACAAATGAATCTTGATCTTCTTTAACAGTATCATCAGAACATACGCACAACCAATTAGGGGCAATATCATTAATTAAAAATTCTTTAGTCCAAACTTTTAATGTTTGTTGAAGAAGGGCAAGGGATGGAACTGCAATGACTATACTTTTTGCTTTCATTTCATTAGCGATCCAAAATGCGGCTAATGATTTTCCAGTGCCACATGGCATTATCACTTTTCCTCTGTCTCTCGACTTGAAATACTCCACTGTTTTTTTGATCGCTTCTATTTGATGAGGCCTTGGTTCAAGTTTATGTGGCTTAATTATTTTTCCTATGGAACGAGCGACCAGGAGCTTCCAACCTTCAGAATTATTATCATCAAGAGATAAAAAGCTTTCTAAAGTTTCAAAACCAATTTGTTTAATAAGTTTAATTTTCTTTGGTGGTCTGTTGACCGTTGTAACGACAAGTCCATGAGTTATGTTTTTACAGTATCTAAAAGCAAGATTTGAAAAAGTTGCTAAACTTCCTTTACCACCTAATGTTAATGTCTCATTAGGATCTGATCTATATTTTGCTTGGATCGCCCAGAAATGTCCTTCTTTAGTTTCTGCAATTAAATCTATTCCTTCATCCTGGTCAGGTAGATTAAGCTTTCTTTTAACTGTCTCTTTAACTTCATTAAGAAGCCAAACATTTTTTAAAATTGTTTGATATTTGGGTTCTGTTAAAAGATAATTTTTTACAATTAATTCAAATATATTTCCCGCAAGTTTTGCTTGTCCTGATTTTGTAAACTCTTCTAGTTTTTGATTAATTTCATGCCAACTATTTGCTTTGGATAAAATTCTTAATATTTCCATTTTATATAAATTGTTTGCCGGTATCTAAATACATACACTTTTCACAGAATTTATTAATTTCAGGAACTTTAGGTGCCTCCAAGGTTTCTTTCATCTCAATTATTTTATTTTCAACCCAGGAAGTATTAGTTTTGTAAGGAACTAATGTTAAATCAAATTGTAGTTTTGCATCAAAACTTTCTGGAGTTTTAAGTGCATTACAAACTAAAAAGTAAGCAGTATCAGATACTTTAAATTTAATTTTTCTTAATATGTGTACATACACATCCATCTGAATTTTATAACTTTGGTGATAGGGGCTTTCTAAATAAGCTACAGTTTCAACAGCAGTGTTATTAGATTGAGCTTTATAATCGACGACAATTAGTTCTTTCGTATCGGGGTCAAACCATATGTCATCCAAACCTCCATGCAGTTCTATGTTAGTATTTTCATCTAAATAAGAAACACCACCCGATAATGCATTTCTCCAATGATCTATTTGTTCATGCTGAAATGGAATAAGATTAAGATTGTTTTTTAATATGAAGGGATGGGGTTTTTGTAATTTTCTATATTTATCAAATTCTTTTTTAAGCAATTCATCTACCGCTGAATTTAAGGACCAACCAGGCATACTTGGATCTTTAAGACCTTTTACTCTTTCAAGATAAAAGCATCTCTTACAATCTAAAAAATTACTAAATTTTGATCTACTTATTTTAAAAGTTTCATTAGTACCTTTTTTATAGATTGAACCTTTACGAGTTCTTAAAGGAACAACCTCTTTTTTATTGTTCATGTTCGTCATAAATAATCTCAATTTTTATCTGAAATAATTGATTTAATGCATCTATAAATTTTTGAAAGTTCTGTGGATACATCTCATAACCTTCAATCTCTTTTGATTTTCCATCTTTGTTTCTTAAAGAAAGTCTCCAAGAATGCCCACAAGTATTAGCTTGTTCATCAATATACTTTTCTTTCCAGCTCCAAATATCAATTTCATCTAATCTTTCCCAAAATCGATCTAGACTATTTTTATCAGCTTTAATTTTTTTAGTACCCAGAGGATAAGAAGTCTCTAATAACCCATTTTCACTTCTTAATATTCCTTTATCAGAAATATATTCACAAGTTTCTGGGCCAATATCATAAGCATTCTCATAGAAAATAATTTCTTTGTTATTCATCTCTATTTTTATGCAAAGTAAAGTCTACTTGATAAGTATAAAAATCTATATTTTTAGTTACACTCAATGCTCTTTTAATTTTTAAATCACTTTCAAACGCAATAATAACTCCTTTTACTTCTTGATTATCTTCAGCGATTTCTTCTTTTACATACCCCATATATCTTTGAACTTGACCAATAACAGCATCACTTGCTCTACCTTTTTTTAATTCTACAACTAATAATTCTTTTTTATCTTTGGTTATTGCCAAAACATCAATCGGACCTGTATCTGTCTCATATTGTTGTCCAACTAATTCATTATCTTCATTAAAAATATCGTATTTCCTTCCAATTTCAGTTTTTTCCCAATTCTCAACCAAAAAATCTTCTAAATGTTTTTCTAAAGCGAAAATACTTGCATCTTCTACAGTTTCATCACTTGAAGTAATTGTTGATGGTCTAGATCCTGATATTAAATTTTCAATTTCTGAAGCGTGTTTTGATATGTCGGCAAGTGTATTCACAGAGCCAGTAGAATTTTGTAAAGCCTCACTCATTGAATCACGAGATATAATTTTGTTAAACCATTTTACATTTCTTCTATGTGGAAGATTAGATCCTTTGTTATAAATGTAATCACTAACAATTTCGCCAGCATAATAATTTCTATTACCGTCTGGGCATAAAACAATGTCTCCAATACTCATTCCTTTCGAAGCTGTATGTAAAGCCCCACATGCAAGACCAGCTTTAACTTTAGATGCGCTAGGATTTTTTGCTAAATAAATAGAAATATATTTTTTATTAAATTCTCTCCATTCATTGGGTAATTTTCCTGTAAAATCAATTTCTGGAATAAAACTAACACCAACATAATTTTCTTTTATTGCCTCGTCTGCATAGATATGATTTTTGCCCAATATTAATCTAAAATAACTTTTCATATTATCTCCATTTAGTTAAGAACTGAATGACCTCGATTATTTAAACATTTTCTAATGTAATTTTTTCTGGTGTCATCTGCCTTACTTACAACCCCTAAACTTGCAGGTCTTAAAATATTATCTATGATCCAAGCTTGAAATTCTTGACTGTCTGATAATGCATCTTCGGCAAATTTAGTGCAAAGAGTAATATCGTCAGTTATTCTATCTGCTCGAACTTCATTAAAAGTTCCAGATCTTCCAGCGGTATCAATTACTGGTTTATAGGTGTAACAGCTTGTTAAACTTATTAGTAATAAACTTAATAGTATTTTTTTCATATTGATCTTTCTAATGTATTGTTGCATTTTGTTTTTCCATTCTTATTTTTCTCAACATATTTGCTCTCTCTTTAATTTCGGGTCTTGAGAGATATTTTCGCATAGCATTTCTATGCACTTCTTTGCCTCTTTCTGTTTTGAGATATGCAATTCTGTAATTTGTTGCATATTCAATTATTCTCTTCTTTAGTTCAGGATTATTTTCAATTTTTGCTCTTCTCTTTAATTGAGCTCTTAAAATTGCAGCTTTGCCTTTTTCTGTTTTGTAGTAGTTACTCATTGCTCTTTTTTGTGCTTCAGTTGTTTTCATAGTTGTTTTTCCTTTCATGACTCATCAATAACGAAATTAAAAAATTTCTTATAGTGAAATAGAATTTAAATTTTGGACTATAAAAATTTATATAGCTGAAACTAAAAAGCCCCCGGGGAAGGACCGGGGGCTTAAGGAGAAGGATATGAATAATTTGACTATAAAGATTTGTAATTTTATTTTATAGTGAAATAGAAATTAAAAATTTCACCAAGTAAAATATGACTATTCCAAGAGAATTTCATTCAATTGAACAAGCTTTAAAAGAAGTTATTAAAAATTTAAAAGATTCTATTGAACAAATAGGGGGTAAAACAGAATCGCATTTTAGAAAATGTAGCGATGAAAGCGACAAAGATCATCAGGTTTTGCATAGAGAAAGTATTTGGTTAGATATTGAATGTATGCGTAGAGGTCTTGGCAGTCCCATGTTATCAGCCCATCAATATCAAATAGATAAAGCATTAAAAGCTAACAACAATTATGAAAATATAATGACTTCTTTAGTGACAACAGGAGCACGTATTGGAAAGCTTATGGAAGTCACTAATGAAGCCATTAATCAAAGTAGTCCCGATGGAAAAAGTATTAGTAAAATGGAAAAAGAAAAGATTTATAAAGCAATCAAAGACGTTGAAGAAAAGATAACTAATTTAAAATTGTCTGTTGGGATTAAATAATTTTTTCAAACTTTTATTTTTAAACGATTTCAACCCAATATCCATCGGGGTCTTTGATAAAAGCAATATTACTCATCTTGCCCTCTGAGGGCTTTTTTTGAAATACTACGCCCATTTTTTCAAACCGTTCACAGGCTTTCTGTACATCGGGAACTCGAAAAGCAATATGACCAAAACCACGTGGCTCGCTATTGCCATGATGATAGGAAAAATTAGCATCAGTTTCTGTTCCATAATTGTGTGTTAGTTCTAAAATTGATTTTTGTGCAAGAACCCAGCTTCTTCTTTCTTCATCCGTTTGTGGAATATTCTTAACTTCATTTTCATCAAAGCTTCCAAGAAAATAT